AACGCGCAAACGACCCTGATTTTGACGTTAAGGCTGAGTTAGTAAAAGACCGCGTGCGGGCGCACCTAGCGACCAATGGCATGCCGCGTACTGCAGAAGATGCTTTAGCGCTCTCTAAGAGTGCTTATGAGCAAGTGACGCAGGCTTTGCGGCGAGTAGCTGGTTCAAAGGTTGCGATGCGTCCCGCCGTGGGTGGAAAAGTAAATGGCTCAGCCGCTCCAGAGCCACGGAATTTACTTGACGTAATCCGTCAAGCCTCCGCTGGAGCATGAGCCGACCAACCTTATCGGAGCATTTGACATGGCATTTTCACAAGGCGAGTTAGACAATATCACCAACGCAGCCCTAGACTATTACATTGAAAAGGGCGAAGTGTTTTCTTCAACCATCCAAGACAAGCCTCTTTTGGCTGCCTTAGATAAAAAAGCCAAGACTTTCCCTGGCGGCAAGGGTGCAATTAGCGTGGCAGTCAAGGGTCAGTACGACTCATCGTTAGGCGGTTATACGCACAATGACACCGTGAACTATGTGAACCCCGCGAAAATCAAACGCGCAAATTACACATGGAAAGAGCATCACATTGGTATCGGTGTGACCTTGACCGAACTCAAGCGCGATGGCATCAGCGTTGTTGATAGCATGAACAGCGATTCGTTGAAAAACAATCGTGGCCGTGAGGAAACAGCACTGGCCAACTTGCTTGAGGACAAGCTAGGCGATATGGCCGAGGGTTACGCTCGCGGTCTAAACACCTTCTTGTGGGGCGATGGTACGGCTGACGCAAACGCAATGGCTGGAATTCGCGCTTTCATCAAGGACGCGCCTGCTGCAGTCGGTTCAACTGTTGGCGGCATCGACCAAAACGCAGGCGCAAATAGCTGGTGGCGCAATCGTTTTAACTTGACCGTCACCACTACCAGCACTGGCGATGAACTTATTAGCTTTTTGAATACCGAGTTTCGTCAGCTCCAGCGCTTTGGTGGCAAGCCTGACGTAGCCTTGTGTGGCAGCGACTTTATGGATCGCTTAAACAAAGAGCTGCGTGCGCGTGGTTACTACACCGATGCGGGTTTTGCGCGTGGTAGCGACATTAAGCACGGCGATCTGACTTTCGGTGGGCTTGTGTTTAAGTATGACCCAACCATGGACGATATTGGCACAACGCTTGGCGGCTCGACTAGCTACGCAAAGCGTGCCTACATCATCGACTCTTCCAAGATTTGCTTGTACTACATGGAAAACGAGAAGATGAAGCGTCACAGCCCAGCTCGCCCGTACAACTCTTATGTGATGTACCGAGCCATGACAACGACTGGTGCGCTTGCCGCGACCCAGCTCAACTGTCACGGCGTTTACCAATTTAGCTAATGGCTAAATGAACCGGCCGCTGCCTCTCAAGGTGGCGGCTTTTTTGCATATTGGAGAAAACATGCAAATTTGTAACTGCAGTGTGGCAATTGGTGGTGATGTAGGCATGACCGTCAATAAAGAGCGCGTAACGATCCCTGAGTTGATGATCTTGCGTGCGGTGCATGGCGATGATGCAGTGCGCAATATTGAAGTGACTCATTCGGTGTCGATGAGCAACAACGAAGAGCGCGAGCGCTTGATCCAGATTTATCGCAATCCTGAGTTTGTGGTGCGTGACACGCTAGGCGCAACCGGCACGCTACCCAGCGAGATTGAGGATTCAGGGATTCCAGATGATTTCATTATCGGAAACCTGACCACTCATAGCGGTGTTGCCAAGAAACGTCGCAAGAGTGCAGCGCAGCCGCTAGAAGTTGAGCCGGACGAGCAAGTTAGTAACGAGTAACTATGTAAACCAAGGAGTGTGACATGGCACGGAACGTGACGTTGGGTGAATTGATTGACGATCTGCGTGCCGAGGCCGGTCACTCTCTGCAGGCCAACTTAGGCACTGCGATGCGCGAAGTGCTAGTCAAGGTGCTGCAGCGCCAGCAAAAGCGTTTGTGGGATGACTACGATTGGGCTTTTTTGCGCGTCAAGCGCAACATCCTCACTCAAAATGGGCAACGCTATTACGATTTGCCTAACGACATGAAGCTTGAGAATATTGAGCGCGTCGAGTTTAAGTGGGGCGATCAGTGGACACCACTGACAAGCGGTATTGATGGCTCGCACTATTCTGAATTTGATTCAGATAAAGATATTCGCTCAATGCCTGTGTATCGCTGGCAGCCTTCTGAAAACGATCAGTTTGAAGTCTGGCCAATCCCCAGCCAAAATGCTAACGCAACATCGCTAAGCGGCGCAATTCGTTTTACGGGCAAGCGCGATCTGAGTCCCCTTGTTGCTCAGTCCGATCAGGCCGACTTGGATGACACCTTGCTGGTGTTGTACAGCGCCGCCGAGATACTGAGCCGCGAGAAGGCAGACGATGCCAAGCTCAAGCTCTCAATGGCCGAGCGTCACTATGCACGGCTTAAAGGCCGTTCATCGAACAGCGACACGTTTACCCTCAGTGGTGATGAGCCGACTCGCCGCGTGCGTGGTCTGAAAATCATCGCGGTGCAGAACGCGTAATGCCTTACTTCATCATTGAAGATTTTAGAAGTGGCCTCGATTCTCGCAGGCTGCCGGTGCTTTCTGTGCCAGGCAGTTTGCTTACGCTGACCAACGCGCACATCAATCGCGGAGGCGAGATTGAAAAGCGTCTAGCCTTTGTGAACCGCATGGCTTTCCCCGCAGACACCTTTGGGTTAGTGGCTGTGGGCGGCACGCTCTACACTTTTGGCTCTGTTGCGTCTGTTGTGTTCCCCGCAGGCGCTCCGGCCAACTTGATCTACCAGCGGCTACAGCACCCAACGGGTCTTGCCATGATTGGCGTGATCCACTCTACGGCCTTTAATGGCAAACCCTATGCCATAGCAAGCTACAGCGATGGGTCGATCTACCATTTTTACAATGGCACACGACACGCTGAGTTCGTTGAAGGGCGTGCGAGAACGTCTTTTACGATTACTGGCGGCACAACTGGTGGCATAAGCGCTACAGCAAGCTTTACAGTGACCGGTGGTATTAACACTGCGACAGATCGCATCCTGTTTGTTCGCGCAGGGACGCTGCCCATTATGAATAGCGCCGTGCAGCACAACGGCAACAATACGAGTACTGCCGCGCTGATTGCAGCCTCGATCAATTCGTTTGTCGGCAGCCCAGATTTCACGGCCACGGCTGCTAGTGGCGTGGTGACAATTACCGCAGTAACCCCCGGCTCTTCCTTCAATGGATTGGCGCTCAATACGTCTGTGACCGGCAGCTTTACGATAGGCTCAGTGGTCAATTTTGCGGGTGGTGTTGATAACGCAATTGCTGCGCTTACCGTGGCGGGTGTTCCGCTCATGGATGAGAAAATCCTGCACACTGGCAACAACGCGGCAACCGCTTTGCTAGTGGCAAATGCCATTAACGATTTTAATAGTGCGCCTGAGTACCGAGCGCAAGCCAATGGCGCAGTGGTCAACGTGCTGGCAAACGATGCAGGCACGGCTAACAACAGCAATGTGTTGACGATCACCAATACTGGCAACGTGACAACAAGTCCGGCCACTACGGCCAACTTTGCAGGGGGCGTGGCGCTTATCACCACACCGGCCGGCAGTGAAACTTATCTGCCCAGTGAGTACGCTAAGCCCTCAAAGTCTAAGCTTTATTCAACGGCCGGATCGCTTTTGCATTTCTCAGAGATTGAGGATGCACTGGACATTAACGGCACGGCCAACGCAGGCTTTATCAACTTGTCTACGAACGCCGAAGGCAGCGAGCGCTTAACTGCGATTGCTACCTATCAAAACAACCTTGCGGTGTTTTCAGAACGAGCCGTGCAGATTTGGTTTGTGGACGTTGATCCCTCGCTTAACCAGCAATTACAGGTCTTGAATAATACTGGCGCGATTGCTCCACGCTCTGTGCAAGAGATTGGCGATAGCGATGTGTTGTATTTAAGCGAGAGCGGGATTCGCTCCATTCGCGCACGCGATTCGTCAAACGCGGCTTTTAGTACCGACATTGGCAACCCTGTTGACGAGCTGCTGCTGACCGAGATCCGATCAAACCGGATTACGGCACGCGCAGCCTGCGCCGTGCTTGAGCCGCGTGATGGGCGCTACATGCTGGCGATCGGGCAAAAGGTTTATGTGTTCAGCTTTTTCCCTGCAAGCAAGGTCAGTGCATGGAGCATTTACGAGCTGCCATTCTCGATTACTGATTGGGCAATCATCGGGCGGCGTCTGTATTGCCGTGGGGATAATGCAAACCTGTATCTGTACGGCGGCCAGACCGGCAACGAGTACGACAGCTCAACCGTTACCGCAGTGATTCCTTTTGTTTCCGCAACCACACCGGCCACAAGCAAAGAGTGGCAAGGTATGGATTTAGCGCTGCAAGGCGTCTGGACGGTTCGGATCGGCACAGACCCCAACAACATTGACTCTATGCAGACCGTGGCTACGGTTGAGGAAACCACAATGGCCAAGGGCAACGTGGCCTTTCAAGCACGCTCAACCCACTTGGCAGTCAAGATGACTTGTACCGAGCCGGGGGCTGCCAAGATTGGCGCGGTGTTTATTCACTATACGGGAGGCTCACAAGGATGAACCTTAACCGCGTAAGCGCCACGATGGATATGGCTCGCGAACTAGCCCCACGGCTGCGTCAGGCAGACCGTGACGAGATTTATTCAGCTTGTGGCCTGTGTCCTGAGCAAACGCTTTTAAGCGCCGTAGAAGGCTCTATACGAGCTGATGCTTGGTTACTGGAAGATGGCTCTGTGGCGGCCATTGCAGGCGTCTACCCAAGTGCGCAATCGGATCGCGTTGGCATTGTCTGGATGCTGGCCAGCGATGAGGCTGCAAAGTTTCCCAAGCGCCTGCTGCGCGGCAACAAGGATTATGTGCGTGAGCTGCTAGATGGTCGTGACATTGTTTTTAATTATGTTCATCAAAAAAATGTGCAGGCTCAACAGTGGTTGAAATGGCTAGGTTTTCATCTAGGCGAGCCTACGCCCCACGGCGTTTTGGGTGAATTATTTATACCGTTTTGGCTTATATCGAACGGCAGCGTTTTAAAAACAGATTATGAGGTGAGTCATGTGTGATCCGGTATCAGCAACTATTGCCACTTTAGCCGTGGTTGGCGGTGGCGTGGCAGTGCGTAACTCCAACATGCAAGCCACTGCAGCTCGCGATGCTGCAGAAGAGCAAGGCGCTGCAAACCGCGCCGCCGAGCAACAACGTGCTGCAGAGGACAGAACTTTTCAACAAGAGCAGGCTAATCAGACCCGCGCTCTTGAGCAAGAGCGTATGAACCAAACGCAGAACATGTACGACCAGCAGCGAGCCGTGGCCGAGGCCGAGGCTGCGCGAGTGCGCGAGGCAGAGAACCGGCGGCAGGCAAACATTGCAGAGGGCAATAACGCCATCAATGATGTATTTGGTCAATTCAATAATGATTTCTATACCAACAGAGCAAAAAACTACACGGATTACGCAACACCGCAGCTCGATCAGCAATACAAAACGACAATGCAAGGTCTGGTTCGATCATTGGCTCGCGGGGGCAACCTAAACAGCTCTGTGCGTGGTTCAGCTATGTCCGATGTGCAAAGCCAGTACGACAAAGGATTGCTCTCAATTCAGGATCAGGCAAACCAGTATTCAAATCAAGCGCGAAACGCTATCGAATCAGCGCGTGGAAATCTGGTTGCGCAAAACGCGCAGCTCGCAGACTCAGGAGCGATTCGTTCGCTTGCATCATCACAGGCACAAGGATTTACTACCGCGCCATCGTATACGCCATTGCAAACTCTTATTTCTGCTCTCACAAAAGGCACTGGTGACGGTCAGAGCGCTTACACCAAGAAAGATAAGCCATTAGGCGTTGATCTGTTTAACAGCGCCCCAGCAACCGAAACCGGCAATGTAGTCTAAGGAGATCATCATGGCCGAATCAGGTTTTACTGCGGGTCAAGCCTCTGTCTACGGAATAGATAAGCTTGGCACGATGCTTAACAGCATGGTGCAAACAAGGAATTCGATTGATGCGCTTCGCGCCTCTACCGAAAACAATGCAAAGGGAATTGCGTTTAACGCCGAGCAGCGAAAGCTCTCGCAAGCGTTTCAGTCGGGCAACCTTGCAGAGGCGCTTGCCATTGAGCGCAAGAACCTAGCAGGGTCAATTGCAGACAAGCAGAGGATTGCCGCGCTGCAACTTGCCGTGGTTGAAGATGAGGTCGCACGACAACAGGAGTTAGCGCGTGGCAGCACTGCAGCCGTTGATGCCTCGATTGGCCTGTATGGTGGCTACGAGGATCAGCTCGCACGCAAGAAAGACGAAATGGCTCAGGTTTTCCTCAACGCAATTAACCAACCTAAGCCGCAAGTGCCAGGAGCAAATCCTTCCGCAATTGACGCAGTAGCAAACAGACAGGCCGCGATGGGCGCGGTTCAGCGCGATCTGTCCAACGCTGATGCAAACAACTTGGCCGGTGTTAGAAGCTTTGGGCAATTGTTTACTGACTCGATCATTGGCCAGCGGCGCAACAATCAGATCCAAGATATTTTGCGCAACTTCTCGCTTAACTCGCAACGCACGGCTGGTGCTGAAAACACGTTTGCGCAATCGCCTTCCTTTGTCGCTGAGAAGTATGCGGGGCCGACAAGCCCCTTTATTGGCGAGCGCTACGTTAGCGATGTACCGCCAGCTCCGATGCGCAATCCGTTGGGTGATCTTCTCAAGGTTGGCGCTCGCGGCGCTGACCTGTACTTCAACTCTGGGCGCTTTGGTAACTCAAGCGCAGACCCCTACGGGTTATCGCGTGACACTTTTAACTTAATGCCAGAGGGTGACTTTAGCCGCCTTGGTTTGCGAGCGCCTGAGTCGGGCATGCTCGATGGACAAATGCAGACCAATGGATCGCTTGGCTTAGACCGTTTTGCCGGTGGTGAAACTGGATTGACTTTACCTAGAGGATTGGGGATTAAATAATGAGCGAGAATCCATACTACGCACCCGCACCGATGGACAGAAGTGGCATTTTGGCTGGCTCAAACAGTGGCTTTAGCAATGCTGGGATTGGCCAGATGTTTTCCGAGCTGGGCAATTTGCAAAACTTTGGCGCACAGAACCAACAACGCCAAGCTTCTGCTGATTACAACCAAGCCAGAACAATGGCGGCACGCGATCAGGCGATGGCGCTGCGAGAGAACCCGCAGGCCTTGGCTGCCTTGTTTCTGAGCGGCGGCCAAACTAGTACGCCTACGTTGCGCACCGACTATGCAACCGACAAGCCTTTTGATTACAGCTTGAACGCGCCCCCGCAAGACAATCGTATTTCGTCAATCTTTACCAATAACCAAGTGTCACCAAATGAGCAGATTGCTCGGGGCATGCAAGAGCATTTAATGCGTGGCGGCAAGATCGAGGACTTTGCACGCGTCCTTGCTCAAGGCGGGTATCTGAACAAGGTCAACGCTGGCGATGCAGACGCAGGCATGGGCTTTCTGCCCTTTATGGGTCTGTTGCCAAGTAAGAACACAGCTCTCAGCACAGCGCGTCAGGATGTGTTTGAGAAAAATGAATTGAACAAGGCAACAGCGGTTCAAGGGTTGGCTAATTCTGGTGCAATGCAAAGGCAGGAATTGGCTGGTACGCAAGCGCTTGCGCTGAGTGACCGCAACAGCGCAAATATGACCAAACAGCAAATTGCGGTCGAGGATGCTAAGGCGGTTAATCGTGAGGCATTAGCAGAACTTAATTTTGAGATTAGATCTGATGGGTCGGTGGTGAGCAATCGCACTCCAGCCAACGTCCCAAGTGTTACGGCGAGCACTATGAAGATGCTAGGCGAGCAAACGGATTCAATAGCTAAGAATTTAAGTATTAAGCTTGATCCTACTGCGCGTTTATCCATCATCACTGAGGCAGCGCGTCGCACGCAAGACGTTAATTTGATTGATGCTGGATATAAGAACCCGTCACTGGCTCTGGAGTCTGTTGTCAAAGACTTGCAAGATGGATTGCTGATGGGTTTGCAGCAAACTCCTAATACTGGTATCTCATCAATTTTTGGCGCTGACAACAAGGTCACGCGCGTGCCTGATGCAAATAATCCGAACGCATTTACCCCTGTCGCACCAAAATTCAAAGTTGATCCGAGAGCCATACAAAATGCGCGTAAGGCTATTGCCGATGGCGCACCGCGTGAGGCAGTCATCAAGCGCTTACAAGACAATGGTATTGATACAAGGGGCTTGTAATGGCAATCAGCTTTGCGGATTTGCTCCCTGTTCCCACGGATGCAGAAGAACCCACTCGCGCTGAGCGCAGGCGCTCGCGTGGCATTAACTATGATGATCTTATACCCAAGGCTGGTGCGCCAGCCCCAGCGGCAAGCAATGCAATTTCGTTTGACGATTTAATAGATGCGGCAGCTCCTCCCCAAGGCGTTGTGTCCTCTCCTGCGGCTGCAGCAAACAGCGGGAGTGCCGGTGGGGAGGCGGCACTTTCTGCTTCTAGTGACAATGTTGCGGCAATCATGGAGCAAGCCGGTGAGCCAACTGTAAATCAAATCCCTGCGCCAGCCGTGGCGCAAGCCCCTGCGGCTCAGCCAAGCGGCGCACTTAATCCAGATCAAGAGCTGCGCTTTCAAGCCGACATGCAAGCATCGCCTTGGTATCAGGAATATGTAAAGACGTATGGGGAAGCGCCAGACCTGTCTGCTAACGCAAACTACAACTATCGTTCTGCGTGGGCGCAAGGCGTGCAGCCCCAGCCTGACCCGTATGACAGCAATCGGTTGCACTGGCCAAGTGTCGCGCCTGATGGCACTTCCTTAAAGTCCGAGAATCATCCGACTGCATGGAAAGAGAAATTCATGGCGCAGACCGGATTAAATCCCGATGCGATCGGAGTAGAGGATCAGGCGCAGGGCGAGAAGTATCTTTCAGAGGACATGGCTGCGCGTGGTGAATTTACGCGATACCCACCTGTAGCAAGCGCCTTTGAGCCAGGCGTGATGCTGCGCTTAGGGCAAATGCTTGGCTTGACCGGCAACCGTGATCGCGCATCAAACGAGATTGCTGCGCGTGCGCTGGCCGCCAAAGAAGGCGTGACCGTTGATAGTATCTATAAGCGCTTTGGGGGCGATAGGCCACGGCTTAATAAAGAAGGCAGGCCGTTGCTTACCGCGTTGACCGAGGGCGCTGCAGCGGCCGCTGAGGGCTTAGCGCCAGATAAAGTCGGTAACGCTATGTACAACACCGTTCTGCGTGCGTACCGTGCCGGTGATTTTGGTGCAGACGAAAACGAATTAGACAAAAGAATTAGGTTATCTCAAAATTCTGATGAAAAAGTCGATAAAAACTATAAGACCTTGGGTAATCTTGGTGATTCGCTTGGTTACTCGTTAGTAACAATGGTGGCCTCTGCTACGGCTACCTCTGCAACCACTGCAGCAACTAAGAACCCAATCGCAGGCGTGGCCGCAGGCTTTGCTGCAGGCGCAACAACCAGTTACCGCGCAAGCGTGGATGAGTTTTTGTCACGCGTCAAAACAAACCTTGATAAGCAATCCAATAAAATCTACGGCAGGCCGTTGGATGAGGATGAGTGGAGCGCAGCTAAGAATCAGTACATGGGCGCAGCAAGAGAGTTCGGCGCTTGGGAGTCAATCCCAGAGGCTACGTCAAACCTTATTTTCTTAAAAGCGTTTGCAGCTCCCTTACGCGGCATGAAGGTAGACGCGCTCACCAACGTGGCAAAGAAAGCTGGCGCTGGGCTTGCCGAGCAAGGCACGGAAACTTTGACAGGCTTTGGGCAAAACAAGCCTGAGCTTGAGGCAGGCCTTACGCAAGATCAGAAGTCAATTCGCGATGCGTTTAAAGATCAATTCTTGCAAACCTTGATTATCACTGGCCTGATGGCGGGTGGTGCAAAAGGTGTCAGCGTTGCCAACGATTTCTATAAATCTCGCATTGAGCCAACGATTGCGCCCAACACGGCGCTAGGCCGTGCGCTCTTGGCCGACTTGCAAGAGATGGGGTATTCGCCCGAGTCGGCTCAGCGCGAGGCCGTGCAGCGGCTCAGCCCCGACAATGCGCAGATGACCGCCAGCCCGATTAACTTTGATGACTTAATGCCGGGCGCTGGAGTGGCCTCACCGCCCCCGCCGCCTGAAGATCAAGGTGGCGGTGGTGCTGCAGCGGCCGTTACGCCTGTTGATCCCAACGCACCAGTGGTTGATCCCAACGCACCAGTGGTTGATCCTAATGCCGTGGTAACGCCTACAGCGCCCACGCCTTACGAGCAATTGTCTGCGGAAGATAAAACCAAGCAAATCGACTTGGCCAAAAGCGTCTACGAAGGGCGCGAAATCATTTTGCCGATTGAATACTCATGGAGCAAGCTTACTGACCCTGAGCGCGAGCAGTTTACGCAGCAGTTCTATCAATTGGCAGGCAGTGGCTTAAATGACCAGCAGATGCGCGATGGCATCGGCAGCTTGCTAATGAGCTTTCGAGGCGAGGTGGATGCTGGGCGAGCAGGCACACCTTCTGCCGTGGGGATTCACTTTGGATTAGGGCGCATTGACGAGAACGGTACGATCAAACCAGAGCATCGGGATTGGTATCTTAACAACGGCATGGCAACGGCCACTGGCGAGAATGGTCGCTTGCAACTGACGCCTCTTGGCCGTGAGCTGATGGCGGCGCTTGACCCAAACTCCAACAACGATGACATGGATGGCGAGGTTGCTGCAGCCGTGGCTAAGAACGCCAACGCTGCCAACGCACCGGCCGCCACTGTAACGACCCCTGACCCAGCCGCAACGACAACCACTGCGACAACTACCACGCCTGCCGATCCCAACGCGCCGCCTGCCTCCGCAGCGATGACTAGCGAAGAGTTTTTAAAGGTTTACGTTGCGTTAATAGACATAAAAAATGGTATTTTTAATCGCCGGTTTGATGCCCTTAGCGAAGAAACGAGAGCAATGTTAGGAAGTTTTGTTTTGCGTAACAACGCGGGACAACCTACGCTAACGCCCCAAGGGGCTGATCTTTTAGGCAAGCTTGATAAAATTAAAGGTACAGACGAAGCGCTAAATATTTTTAATACAGCGCTCAGTAATAGCCAGCAGCAGACCACGCCTGCCGCTACGACAACGCCTGCAACGCCCACTGCTCCGCAACCAAGCGATGACGTAGGCGTGCAAGAAATCATCAAGAATATTCTTGCCGTTGCACCCACTCAAACGGTTTTTGCTAAAAGAGAATGGAGTCAGGGGGCGGCTGAAGGTCAATACGCTCAAATCGTAGGTCGCTACAACGAAGTCTACGCAAAGGATGGCAAGAAGGCCGCTGACGATATGCTTAGTGGCTACCTTGATATGGAGCTTAACCAAGCAGAAGATGCGTTTTTTCGTTTTCTTTGGCCTGTGTACAAAGAGTTTGTGCGCGAGAATAAAGGGGCAATAAAAACTATCACTTGGCCACCAACCAAAGCCGAAATACTCGCCGCTATTACAGATGGCAAGCTTGATGTAAATCAGGGTGAGAAAGACGATGCTGGACGGTTTTTGGCGCAGCTCGCTTATGAGGGCTACAAAAACGCCTTAGATATTCAGGCTAAAGCAAACGGCACAGAACCCACCACAACGACTACACCAACGACCACCACAACCACTGACCCGCAGCCTGGACAAACGCCGCAGCTCACGGACGAGCAGATCGACCAGATTTATATTGGGCTACAGCGCTCAGGCGAAGGCCTGTACATGGCGCAAAAGCAGGCGGTCAAAGAATGGCTGATGGCAAACAACATGGTCGAGGTCGTGGATAACTCGCCTGTGTTGTCTGAGCGCGGCCGTGACTTGCTAGAAAAGTTTGATGACATTCAGGGCAACTTTACGCTGCAGGCACGCGAGCTAATCAACTCGC